AATATATTCTGTGCTATGTTAGATGGTCTGCTTTCTGGTTTTGAACTGGTGCAGATCCCTAAACAGGGAATTGAAGCACTTGCAACCGTTACGGCTTATGGTTCGTATGTGGTCGGTGCAGACCTGTTGTTGTGTTTTGCGTCTGTGGTGGCTACTTGGATTGTTGTTAAATTATCCGTTGGTATTGGCTTATTCATATGGCGGTTGTTGCCACTCACCTAGCAAGCTTGCCCTTAATCTGCGCACGTGTACTGGCGAAAGTGGGTGTTCTCTCCCACTTTCCCAGTGTGCAAAGATGTTTATGCCCTTGACCTTGGCACAGTCTGGGCAATCCGATAGACTGTACTGCGTTGTAGCGTGGTGGCTGTCCTGTGTATGACATTCGTTTTGGTAATGCCCTTGTACGTGGAACTTTGCGTAACTGGGGATGAAAGGAGAAAGTGTGAAAAACTTAATATGGATACTTCTGTTTGTGGTGGTGGCTGTCGTTCTATGGCAGTTGCCTTTTTTGATTAAAGTGTCTCGGTGGTTGGTGGTGGACGTGTACCGCTTTTTCACTCAACCACATAAGGTGCATTTGTACGGTATATGGCTTTACTGCGGTTTGTATGGACAAGGAAAAACAATGGCTTTGACGGAGTATCTTGTCCGTATGCGCAAGAAATACGGTGACAAGATTTACATATCGACCAACTACGGTTTTGCCGAAGAGGATTTTCCACTCACTACATGGAAAGACCTACTTACAGAGTATGACCGCCCTGTGATTTTTGGGTACGATGAAATACAAAATGAGTTCAATTCCCGTGATTACAAGAACTTTCCTTACGAACTAGTGAAGTTACTGACCCAAAACCGGAAAGGAAACGGTAAACAGATCGTGGGGACTGCTCAACGGTTTGGTCGTGTGGACAAGACTATTCGTGAACTCTGCACTCATGTTATCGAGTGTAGGAAAGCGTGGTTCGGTCGTGTTACGAAAGAAAAGAAATATGATGTAGAAGATTATGAACAAATGCTTGCGGAAATTGACGTTGTGAAAAAACGGAAAGTGCCATGTTCTAGGTATCGTTTTATACAGACGGACGCTCTTCGTAATGCATATGACAGCTTCAAAATGCTTGATTCTGCACGTACGAAAGAATATGTAAGTGCTTCTGAAAAACTGGCTCAAATACTTGCATCGGCTTCCGGTAACTAGGAAGTCGGGGGCAGTATTACCCTCGACTTCTGTCGAATGTCGAAAAGTGGTTACAAGTCTTATAAAAATTGAAAAAATTTCTCGACACGTAGAATATTAACTTCTGTCGAATGTCGAAAAAAAGGAGCTTATATGAAAGATTATCAAGATAAGCAGTCACGAAAGTGGTTGTTAACTATCAACAATCCTAAAGATTTAGGACTGGAACATGATTCTATTCGTGAAAAACTTCTAGGTATGAAAAGTGTCATTTATTGGTGTATGTCTGATGAAATTGGAGAACAAGGTACATACCATACACACTTATATTTGGTCGGTCGTGGTGGTATTAATGCTTCTACTCTTCACAAGAAATTTACCGGTGCGCATAGAGATATAGCGCGTGGCACATCGCAAGAAAATAAAGACTATGTAACAAAGTCCGGTAAATGGTCGGTTACTAAAAAAGCGGAAACATCTGTTGCCGGTACGTTTGAAGAGTGGGGAGAAATGCCCATAGAACGACAAGGTTCTCGAACTGATATAGCGGATTTATACTCAATGATTAAAGACGGGTTATCAGATTATGAAATACTGGAACAATCACCGGATTATCTACTTCAGATTGATAAGATAGACAAGGTACGGCAGACAGTACGACAAGAGACCTATAAAAATCAATGGCGCTCTCTCACTGTTACTTATATATGGGGAGATACTGGAAGTGGTAAAACACGTGGTGTTATGGAAAAATACGGTTATGAGAACGTATATAGAATAACAGATTACTTACACCCGTGGGATAGCTATCACGGTCAAGATGTGGTTGTGTTCGAGGAATTCCGGTCAAGTCAACGTATTGGCGATATGTTAAATTATCTTGATGGATACCCCCTCGAACTACCATGCAGGTATAACAATAAGTATGCTTGCTATACGCAAGTCTATATTATCAGTAATATCCCTATTAGTCAACAGTACACCCAGTTGCAAATTGATAGTTTGGAAAGCTACCATGCATTTCTGCGTCGTATCAGTTCTGTACATCATTATACGGGCGGTAAAATCGAGATAAGCCATATCAACTTAGTGGGTAACGGTTTTCGACCGGTACTTGATGATGAAATTGATATGATACCATTTAAGGAGATAGAAAATGAAAACTGTAAAGTGGGTTCTGCTGTCTCTGAACCTTAATTCCTATACGCACATCGTTGTTAGACAGCATACACCGCAAGGTATAGCCATTTTGGGCGGTTCTGACAAGGTATCAGAGATTCTACGATGGTTTGGTGATATGTATGTGGAAAATACATATATCACCTCGGACGGCTTGTTTGTTATGTATGTAAAGGAGAAATATAATATTAAAAAAGTTATTGACGATTATTAATTAATATGGTATAGTATATTCATAAAGTTTATAAATTATATTAACCTATGTTTCTATCTCTAGTATAACATATATGAGGTAGAAAAGTAAATGTTGGAACGGTTGTTGTCGGTACATTGGAAACCGTCTGAGAAATGATAGCGTGAAAACTGTTGACAGTTTCGGACAGTTATATTTCATAGGTTTGCATGAGGTCTGCGGACAGTCTGTAAATACTAGGGGTATCGGTACAATGACAACTTAATATTTTGCCACAAAGAAAAGGAGAAAAAAAACATGAGTAAAAAAATCGTAGGCAAGCAGAATGTTGATTATGTCAGCAAGAAAACGGGTCAGCCCGTTACTGGGGTTACTCTCCATTGTGTTGGAGAATCCAGTCGTGTAGAGGGTATGGAGTGCGAGACAATTTTCGTTTCCGGTCGCTCTCCTATGTATGAGCAGTGTATGAAATTTCCCTTGGGTGCGGAAATCAATGTTTCCTATAACCGTTGGGGTACAGCGGATAGTATTCTTCCCGTAGGTAAATAACAATGACGGTCTCCGGAGGTGATTTATTTCCGGTCATCTCCGGAGTTCCGGAGACTACCGTACAAGACACTGTGCAAGTCGTACAGCAATCTATTGATAACGATACTCTCAATGCTATTGCGGATAAAATAGAGATTTGCAATACTCTTCTGCTTGGTATCAATGATAGACTTGATTTTATCATTGCTCTAGGTGTGGCAATAGTGTTTGTAGCAGTTTGTTATAGTATACTGAAAAGCTTTTCAAGATTTTAAGAAAGGAGACAAAACATTATGGTTACAGCAGAAATGTTAGCACCTATTACCACTACCTTAACAAGTAACCTCGATGTTCTGTTACCCGTTGGTATCAGCATCATGGGTGTTATGATTGGAGTTAGTCTTATCCCCCGTATCGTTTACAAGTTCCTGTAATGGACTTGTAAAAAGTGGCGCGTGTGGCTCTGTCCACCGCGCCATTTTCATCCATTCAGAAAGGAGATAGCATGAAAAAAATAAAAAAGATATTCCCTCTTCTATTGGGAATTATGGTTCTTATGTTTGGTACTCTTACTGTATCGGCTGCCGAAAGTGACACTGTTAGTGAAAATGCTAAAAAAGTATATAGTGCGGGTGTTGCTAAAATAGAAAGTAATAAATGGGAAGATATGGGATTTAAATATTTTCTTTTGACTTATTCTAGTAATTTTGATTACTATAAAATGATTGTATCTGATGTTCCTTTGCGTTATGTTGCCGGTTCGTTGCGTACTTCTGGCAATGGTGCATCTTATAATTATTTTACCGTTGATTATGATGTTAACAAAGATAAAATGAGTTATGCGGGTATTTCCGATGGCACTAACACTATTGCAGATAAAGCTATTTTAAATTTTGGAGATTCTTTTAACGCTCTGTATGCGAATTATGATGTTTACTCTTCTGACAGTGTTATTTGTATTCATGCTGATAAAACTGGTTTTTTTCCGGTTCCGCCGGTGGCTCTAGTAGCGGTGGCACTTCCTCCGGTGGTACAGAATCAGGTAAAAATGATATTGATTACAGCAATAGCTTGTCTAGCATTATTAGTAATATTGTTGGTATTGCCGAAAAAATTACCTCGATTCCTCAACAGGTAGCGGACAAGTTGGGACTTAGTTCCCTCTTCTCTGCTCTCTCTGAAAAGGTGGTAGCTGTCAAGGAAACGTTGTCTGGTATTCCCTCTCTCATTCGTGACCATATCAAGGATATTTTCTCTAATATGATAGATACTGTGGTGTCACTGCCTGGTAAAATCAATGGTTACATTGTTGATTTACGTGATACGGTACTGGAAAAATTGTGGTCTATTATACAAGGTGTATTAGACTTACCGGATAAAATAGGGAATTCAATCAAGGGTCTGTTCTTGCCCTCTGATGGCTTCATAGAGGGCAAAATACAACATTTTCGTGATAAGTTGTATTCTATGGGTGTAGATACATATGATATGGAGTCTATATTCAACAAGGAACAACCTTTTGCGGATATAACGTGTACTATCAAGGGGCAGACTGTAACCATTGTGCGTATGGATGTGGTGGACAAGGTTGTAAAGAAATTTCGCCCTGTCATACGTGGCTTTATGTGGCTTATGTTGGTATTTTATAATATCAATCAGTTTTTGCGGTTTATTGGGCAAGAGGGTATGACACTAGGCGGTATCGTAAAAACTGCGGATGCAGAATCAAAAAGGAGTTGATTAGACGGATGATATTAGAAACTGTAATTAATATATTCTGTGCTATGTTAGATGGTCTGCTTTCTGGTTTTGAACTGGTGCAGA